ATTTCCTCGTCCAGGTGCAACCTCACGAGTAGGATCATAGACATTACCCATAACTCTGGTGCGACAGCCCATATAGGCCACCTCCGTTTCGGGGTGTCCGTACTTGTAATACTGGAGGTTGAACGGGGCATCGATAAATGCGAAGTTCGGGAACAATCGCTTAGCACTTACTCGCATAGCCAGCTTGAACAGGTCGTAGTTAGGATCTTCGGGATTGTAGTTAATACCTTCTTTAACTCTGAAAATCTGGATCGGGAAGATAGGTGTTTCGCCCTGACCCAGTCCAGCCTCAGTAGCAAGCAGAAGCTGTTCAACTGCCAATCTACCTTCCCAAGAGGTATCGGTACCGTAGTTGATCGAGCTGAACGGAACCTGTGCACCTGCTCTGGAGTGCATCGTATTTAGATTATGAACGAAGCCTTCCATAGCCTGATAAGTGTCACGAGTAGTCTTCTCCATAGCATAATCGAGAATCCAAATCTCAATATTTTCTGTAAAGCCACATCCGGCATCATCTCCCAAAATATCACGAGCGATCTTGCGGGCTTCTTTGAGATACTTTTGATAGGTGTATCTCACTCCTTCAGCCATAGCATAATCAAAGTCAACTACGGACTGACCTCCATGCTGGTCATTTTGATTAGACTGAATTGCAATAGCAGCAAGAGCAGCGTACGAACCGATACTCTTAGGTGCTCTCAGATGTCCATGACCAGTATTGAAACCGCCTTTGAACAGCTTACGAAGCTCAATCTGAGTGCAAGTAGTAGTCCACGCATAGAAGTCCAAATCGTGTATATGAAGCCACGCAGACCTGTGAAGATCCGCAATCGCGGGCTTAACCAAATAAGTAAGGTTATACTCCTTAGCTGTATTAGCACCATACTGGAGCATTGCACCCATAGGTGAATCGCCGTTGATGTTGGCGTTATCTCTCTTCAAATCGCTGTCTTTAGCCTGGAGAATAGTGATACTGTCAAATATAGACTTCACTTTCTCGCCAAAAGAATTCTGCATATGAATACCTCCTTAAATATCATTTGTTGCGCGATGGAGGCTATGCTCCGTATCGAAACCGTCCGGATAGCGGGCACGCAGCTTGTCTACATTCATCTGCATGATAGTTTCCAGATCATAACCAATAGCTTCAGCACTCAGCGCCAAGTACCAAGCAATATCACCAAGTTCCTTTGCAATATGCTCCTTGTCGAGCTCATGCCCCTGGAACAGATGCTTTTTCAGAATATCAATACACTCGCCAGCTTCACCATTCAAGCCCATAATGCCGTTCTCAAGCTGCTGGAAAGAATTCAGTGACTTATTGGCAGTGCGAAGTGCATTTTTCTGGTATTCGTTAATAGTCATAGTTAGATTCTCCTTCATATAGGGATAAAAATAAGAGCCAAGGTTTATTCCTCAGCTCTTATCTGTCATTTTCTGCGGAAGAGTTCTTTAATCTTCCATTTGATGATGTACCAACATTGCTCTAAGGCACCAACTTTTCTGTATCCCAATTAGTCCACATCCTTGATGCCAGTGATAAGCTCACTGTAAGGTAATTCCTCAATCCAGTTACAGAATGTATGCCACTCGTCGAGCTTGTGGTTCTTACGCCACTTATAGATGTTAGCGAGGACCTCGTAGTTCAGCATGATGGTACGCTTCTGGTTGTAGCAGGTAGGAAGCATCTGAATCATCTGCCACCAGAAATCTTTTTGAACAGCCTTCCCATCCAAACCATCTCGTCTGTCATCAATTACTGTGCCGTTATAACAATCCCTGTAGTAATTGAGAAGTTTAATAGCGTTTTCCAAATTGCACAGACCAGGTCCCTGCAAATGCTCAACACTAAAGTCGCTCAATTCAAATTCCTTGGAATGAATCTTGTGCATGGTGCTGCAAGAGTTGCAAACTGTACCGACCTTGTAAGTATCAAATTCTTTCCACCAATAGAAAGGAGCGTTGACCGTAAGATATACGATCATCATACGACGATACTTAGCATGAACAGGACCGCCGTCTGCAAGACTCTCTGCCAACTTATGATCGTTGTCGCCCATAAACCAAGCAAAGTCAGCAGTTTGCATAGTCTCTTCATCACAGATGTGAGTGGTATAGCTGTCGGAACGGTCCCAGCTATTCTTAGGATTGCGCATACCCTCAATAATAATTTCGTACTGTGCAGGAGACATAGTTACGAATTTTTCAATTTTCAGCATTGTATTTTTTTCCTTTCTTAGAAATATAAAAAGTGCCCTAAACTGCTTTTACACAATTTAGAGCAATCTTAGTTGCTGTGTATTAGTATTCCAACTCAGTAATCTCGTCCCAAATTTCCTCTAAGGATTTACCGTCAAAGAAATTTGCATTCATGACCTTATCAATAGAATTGACAGTCATCTCGTCGGAACCATACCACATGTTGAACTCGTCCTTAGACAAGGGATCAATACCACAAGACTGGCCATTGTATTCAAAGGTAATATGACTGGTCAGCTTTGCGAGATAATCCTTAACTTCAGTGAGCATATCATTGGATAACATCGTAAATATCCTCGTGTTTAATTTCGATTGTATCCCAATCTGGTCCTGGAAGATCGACATCGACTATATATGCCGTATCTTCTTTAAGAATATCAACGATTGTACAGGTTCGACCATCTTTTAGACGAACTCTGTCATATTGTTTTACAGTCATTTTGTCTCCTCCTTTTTAGTAACATAGACACTGGTTAATCTCAGTTCTTTATCATCGTCAATCCAAGCCGTCAAGACATTTGCCTCTTTTTCATTAGGTCCTTTGAGTCTTATAACTTGCTCATATCTCATTCCGTAGCCGTTATCACCTTTTTCAACCATCTTATGAATATCAGCACGCTTTTCGATATCTTCGATGAGTTGGTCGCAATTATCCTTATTATATCCCAACGCTGACTCGAAAACCCGAGCCTTGTCAGGAGCTTTCTCTGGATTAAGAGCATAGTCTGTAAATTTGTTTCTTGGAATGTTGAAACTTCTTGATTTTTGCTCCTCTTTAATTTTATCACTTCCAGAAGATTTTTCAAGAGGATAAGGCGGACCGTTTCTTACACCCCACTTTTGACCTTTGATGCCATGATGAGCGAGAACATTATATCCAAGTCGTCCTCGGAGTTCCCAAAGAATATCTTCAACGATCTCTCTGGTTTTGGGAGCGAGCTTGATATAGGCAGAGTGTTCATCATACCATGAGAATATCTCGCTCAAATTACCCTTAGACCAACTAAATGCCCACCAGTCACAAATCATTTCGAAAATATAATTGTGCGGCATCTCCAGGCAGATTTCGCCCTCGCCAGGGTCATCGTTGATAAGTACCCAATATTGCCAATGATGTGGATTACGATGGATATGCAGAAGCCATGCTCGTCTGAACGCTTCTTCCACAGCAGGAGTTTTTTCACCGTAGAAGTAAGCATCATAAGCCTCGTATTCATCCTTTTCGCTTTTAGATTGATCATGAGCAAGGATGCTGCTATTGTCATCAGGATACTTATCAAATAGTTTGGGTAGATTGGTACGCAGCCAAATATAACCCTTTTGAACATTACTTTTGTGCTTTTCTAAGTAATCGTCATATTCTTTACTCACACGGTTCCTCCTTTCGTTCGTAAGGATTTTCAATCCGAACTTCAACACCCTCGGGAACAATCTGAGCATCGCAATAAGGCGGCAGAACAACCAAACCAGTTTTCATAGATTCATGAATATACTTGGTTAAACCATTCATATCTTTTCCACTCAGAAAAGCATTTACCTTAATTACGAGAATATCAGCCATTACTTGTCCTCCTTGATGAAACGATCAAGAACCTTCTTCACCTTGGTAGTAGAGCCGAACATCTTCTTTGTGACAGCAGCGCAGAAACCAACATACTTATCATAATGGTCGCCCTCGCCACAAGTAGCAATGGTCTTAGTGCCATCTTTCCACAGAATGATAGTCTTAGGACCACTGAAGATTACCTGTTTGATCGCGTCATCTACGAGAATGCTTGCATCCGGAATAACAGCAAGGAACTTCTCCTTGAACCAGAATACGCCATACTCGCTATCGGGATTGTTGTAACCCTGAATCTGAACACCGATTTTATCCTTATAGTTTTTGCGAACTACACCAACCTGACCGATGAAACGGTTAGCGTAATCAGCACCCGGCATAATAGCCACTTTAGTACCAGCAGTAATCATAGTTTTTTCTCCTTTCAAATTTTACCCATCAACTGGGGCATTTTGTGAACCCAGAAAAGTCGGAAGCCGTCCTTAACAATAGGTGTAGCACCATACTTATTCTCGAAGAGGCGTACGATGGCATTCCACTTCTGGTTCATTTCCTTAAAGATAGGGAAGGTGCCCGCATCAGTCTTGACATGGCGAACCTTCAACAGATTCTGTACTTCAGAGTTCATCTCGTTCAGCATCTCAGCGATAGCAGTAGAGCATTCATCCTGATCCGCAGAGGCGAGAGCCTTTTCGTACTTAGCAAAATAGTCTTTAGCTTTCATAAACAATTCTCCTTATTCTAACCATCGGTTGTCAATGTAATAGAATCCATAGACAACGAGTCCAATCAAGATAATCCAAACCGCCCAGAAAATATAAATGGGGGCTGTAGATTCCAGCATATCTACCGTTTCGTCAATGGTCATGTTATTGTAGAAAGTAGTGCTGTCCGTAATCGTATCATCAGCAAGTCGAGTGAATATGGTTCCGGTGAACGCCGTGTCGGTTCCATAATATTTGTAGCGAATATAGTAAGACTCTTTGATGGTGTCAATGTAATTGCTGCCTGGAATATCAATTTTTTCAGAAGGCAATACATGACCGAGGAACGACACTTCAACACATTTTTTATCTTCAGACCCAACACGATCCCAAGTCCAATAGGTCTCGGTTGTATAATAAGTCTGTGTTTTGCCATTGACAGTTCTCGTATGAGCTACTTGTCTGGTGTGTTTAGTGTAACGTTCTTTAACTTTTTCTACAAACATATAGGAACCGCCGATTTCAGGATATGTAACAGTGTCCACAGCGAGTAAGTCACCATAAACAAAAGCATTTCCAACATCGGTCCGCATACCATATTCAAAAAGGTCAAGCGATTCTATTTTTACAGCTTTGTTGTATTCGGCATTTTTATCCATCATCCAGTCTGAAATTTTTCCTGAGATAATAACGCCGATAAGCAACATAATTGCAATAATTGAAATACTTGCAATAATCTCTCTTTTTGTAATCTTGAAATCGTCCATATTAGTTACTCCCCAAAGAGATCCTGAGGAGCATCTACGGGAGCATTGTAATCTAAATAGCCGTATTCCAGAACCTCATATCCAAGTATATTAAGGAACAATCGAGTGGGAAACTTACGCACATAACGATTGTATTCCTTGATTTGCTGATTGTAGTTACTTCTGTATTCAGCAATAAGATTTTCGGTAATAGCAAGCTCGTTCATGAATTCTTTATAGTTTTCATTAGCTTTCAACTCAGGATAAGCTTCAGCGACCGCAGTAATGGTGGTGGTAACGTTTTCGATATCTCTAGCAGAACCTCGGCCATCAACAATCGCTGTTAGAGTATCTGCCTCATGTTTATCGTATTGCTTGACACAATCAGCAAGATTATAGACAAGATCTACTCGTCTTTTTTCCTGAATCTTAATATCGGAAGAAGCGGTGTTGACCTGCTCTTCCAAAGAAAAAGCCTTGTTTTGAGCACCTTGTACCCAGAAAACACAGAGCATGATAACTGCCAAAATACCGGCAACAATGATAAGAGTGAGCTTCCAGTTCTTCTTAATATTATTCATTTTTCTTCTCCTTTACAGAATCCACATAATAAATTTCACAGTGATAGCGATAACAATCGCAGCAACACACATACAAGCGATAAGGCCCAGAGCTTCACCAACCACCTCAGTGAGTCGGCTTCGATTAGACTTACGAGTCTCGATCTGTCTAGGGGTCGCGTCGTATACTTTTGCTATTTCTTGATTTCTCATTTTTGTGAACCTCCATTTTTTGTGGTGATGAGTTTGTTGTAAATATCAATAGCTTCTTGCCCTT